CATCGGGCCGCAATCGTCCAGCCCCATGTAATAACCTGCAAAAAGTGCCCTGTCGGTGCGCAATTCTATCTCCATGTTGAACCCTATGCGCTCCCAAAACTGCAGGATTTGTACATGCAACCTTCCCGATTTCGGGATCTTCGGCGATGTCACCAAAAAGGAGTCATCGCCCTCGAACGCGCTGTTGAACCACCTGTTGGTTCCGCAGACATCTACCCCGTGGCGAACCGTCGGATCCAAAAAGATTTCTGGCTTGTCGAAAATCGCGCAATGCCAGCAGACAAAATTGATCCACCAGTTCAGGATTGATGTGCCGCGGTGTCCGCTGCGGCGGATAGCGTCAATGGTCGCACGCTTGTAACTTTCTTCCTTGTCGTAATGCAGCTTCAGTTCCTTCTCAGAGCATGCACCGGAATGCGCATCATTCCACGACTTAGGTTGGCCAAAGCAATAGGCATCGACAAATCCAGCGATATGGTGAATGACCGGGTTTTCAACCAGATCCCGTATCTCTGGGTTGCATGTCGTATCCCACGCCTTGCCGTCCCCCTCGAAGACAGAAATCAGCGCCCGGGCAGCCTTCCTCGGCACCCTGCAAGCTTTCATTACCCTCTTGATGGCTTCTTTCTTGGGCAGACCCTTGATGCCCTTCTCCGGGAAGTGGTAGATGATGAGCTTCTCCATGGTGTATATCGTCATCAGCGCCATCACCTGCCCGCGGTCCTCATCAGCGATGAGCATGCGGGGTGCCTTGCCATCTGGCATGGGCTCAACCTTCACGCCAGCCTTGAATTTGAATTCAGGGTCAATCTGCTGGCACAAAGACTCGACTGCTTTGTCCAAACGGTCTTCACTCCACTTCTTGGAGCGACATTCCGCCAGAACGATGTCTGGGATGAGGTCCATGATCTTCTTCGCCGAAAACGGCGACCGCTTGTTGCCATGCATGGCCTCATTCACCATCCTCTTTATCTTCGCTTCGTCGGCGGGCATCGCGGCATACGGACGGCATTTCTTGGTAATGCGTTCGTCAATTGCTTTGAGTAAATTGTCCGCAGTGCACGCGTACACGGTTGGCTCCTCGGAAATTGGCGACGCAATGACGCCAACGACCTTCTTCTTGCCGTTCACCAAACCAACCTGATCAACATCTCCTGCATCGTTGGGCACGAGGCCCATCACCCCAACGCCTGCATCGCGGATCACCAGTCTCCCCTCGACCTCTGCTCGCACTTCGGTGTCCACGCCACCCAGGCCGCCGCCTGGGTGCTCATTCACATACTCTTCGCCTACTGCTTGGTACCCTAATGCATTCTTCGCACTCGCACTCTTCGGGCTTGGGGACCCAGGACCCGTCACAGGCCCTGGCGCCAACCCTGGCGGTGGTCGGAAAACCACAGCAGCGCCCGCCACCGGGGGCAATCCCGGCGGTGGTGCTGGCGGCCCCCCCCCCCCCGCGGCAGGTGGCGCCGGCCCCCCCCCCGCAGGAGGTGGGCCACCCAAACCCCCCGGAGGGGGCCCGCCCCCCGCAGGAGGCACTCCACCCCCCGCAGGGGGTGGGGCAGCTGGTTTCCCTTTGATTCTGCGGAGACGTGCACGTTCACGGCGTCGGCCACTACCCCAGCATGCAAAGAGGTGCTCAACCCAACGACAGCAACTGTCAGGGTCTTTGTCCACCTTACAAGCTTGAGTCTTGTATTGGGCCAGGGCCCAACTACCCAACGCGCGCATCACAACGGCATCCTCTCCCCCGCCATCCCATAGTTGCAACGAGCGTTGGAAAACCACCGCCCGGTACACCTTTGCTTTGGCCTCAGAATACAACTGGTTCGTCACTACTTTGTCCAGCTGCGCAAACTCTTTTTCCGTGAAATTCACGGTCCGATATACGATCCCATCCGACCCCAAGCGCGTCCTTTCTAACCTTCGGGTCTTCAGCGGTATAGTGACCGCCCAGTCTCCAGCCCTTTCTGCGGCATGACGCCACATCCACGACTCAATGTCCTCTGGGTGGAAATCGTATTCGGTTGGTAGGAGCATGCCATCCCTGCAAACATGTTCTGCAGTTCCCGCGATGATTGCCTGCTCCAAAGTCGCCATTCTGGTAGAACGCCTCAAGCCCGGGTCACTTGAG